AAGATTTTATATCAAAATATTACAATATACCAATTTTTTTCAATTTTTTATGTAAAAATAATATATTATTTTTAATGTAAAAAATATCAAGAAATATCAAGAAATGAATGTACTAGTAACTGCCCTTAAATAAATACCATAATCCAAAAATTCGAGTATATGTTCAGCATCGGTGAAATAAAGACCACCGGGAACGCAAGAAGCTGTGGGATCATCATTGAATTTTTCTTTTAATATATTCAAACCATCATAATATTGGAATCCGTGATGGTTTTCTATTGAATTAGTTATTTTGAAATATAATTTATTGGAATCCATTTTGTAATTAGTTATTGACTTGATTCATTTGAATCAAGTTAATAATTAATTAATTTTTTATTGATAGGCTGTATTTTGTTTCCAAATGAGCAGGTTAATTTAATCAGCTTTATTGATTAACTTCACAACATCCAAATAATTTTTTTTTGACGCCCATTTCATAGCATAATTATTTTCGGCATGAATATCAGCTCCATTATCAATTAAAACTTTTACAATATCCGTGTGACCATTTCGTGCAGCATGTCTTAGAGCATAATCAGTACCTGCGTGAATATCAGCACCTTTAGAAATTAATAATTTTACAACTTCCAAATGTCCATTTTGTGACGCATATCTTATGGCATGGTCATTATTTGTGTGAATATCAGCACCATTGGAAATTAAAAATTGAACCATTTCTGAATTACCTTTTTTTATTGCACGTCTTAACACAAAATCATCTTTTGTATGAATATCTGCTCCCATTGAAACTAAAAATTTAACCACTTCCAAATATCCATTATCAGATGCCCATCTTATAGCATAATCATTATCAGCACGAACATTCGCACCATTTGAAACTAAAATTTTAACCACCTCCAAATGTCCATTGTAAGATGCCCATCTTATAGCATGATCATCGTCAATATGAATATTAGCACCTTGGTCAAGTAAATATTGAAATGTGGAAACATCAACCAAATTATATTTTTTTCCTAAAAATATTTTGTTGGCTCTCCATTTATTTTTTTCGTCTTTAACCATTTTAAAATCCGGATCATTTGTTGGCAATGTAACTTCTCTTAAATAAATACCGTAAGATAAAAATTCAAAAATATTTTTAATATCGGTAAAATAAAGACCACCTGGAACGCAGGAAGCTGTGGGATCATCATTAAATTCATCTTCTAATACATTTAAACCGTCGCGATATTGGAATCCACGATGATTTTCTCTTTTATTAGTTATTTTGAAATACAATTTCTTTGATTCCATTTTTATAATAATTATTAATTTAATTCAAATAATTAAGTTGATAATTAATCAATTTTTTCAATTAATATTTAAATTTTGGCTCCATGTTCAATTAAAATTTTTACGATATCGGTGTATCCTCTTTTGGATGCATGTCTTACAGCAAAATTATTATCGGTATGAATATTAGCACCTCTCGAAATTAAAAATTTCACAATTTCTAAACATCCTTTTGCTGATGCCCATTTCATTGCAAAATCATTAATAGCACGAATATCAGCACCATGTTCAACCAAAAGTTTTACAATGTCCAAATGATTACATCTGGATGCCCATCTTACTGCATAATCATTTTCAGCATGAATATTAGCCCCACATGAAATTAAAAATTGAACAATTTCAGCGTGCCCATTTTCGGATGCTAATCTTATTGCATAATTATAATCACTATGAATATCAGCACCATGGCTAACCAATAATTTTATTATATCCAAATATCCATTCTTTGATGCTGATTTTATTGCATAATTATGATCGGCATGAATATTAGCACCATTACAAATTAAAAATTTGACAACTTCGAAATGATTATTTTTTAAGGCTGATATTAGGGAAGAATCATTATCGGCACGAATATCGGCACCATGTTCGACCAAAATCTTTACGATGCCCGAATACCCATTTTCGGATGCCAATCTTAGTGCATAATTATTATCGGCATGAATATTAGCTCCATGTTCAATTAAAAATTTAACCATACGCGGATTACCATTTTCGGATGCTTTTCTTACCGCACAATCGTTATCAGCATGAATATTAGCACCTTTGTAAATTAATAATTGGACCACGATCCAATGCTCTTTTTCGGATGCCCATTTTATTGCAAAATCATTTTTAGTTTGAATATCACCATCTTCAATTAAAAATTTTATAATATCCAAATATTTATCTTCCAATATATGTTTTAAGAAATAATTATTTACGGGATAAATTTTGGCACTATGTTTAATTAAAATTTTTACAATGTTTAAATGTCCATTTTCTAATGCATGTCTTATAGCAAAATCATTTTGGGCACGAATATTGGCACCTTTGGAAATTAAAAATTGAACTATTTCTAAATATCCCCGTGATGATGCTATTTTGATTGCATAATCATTATTAACACTAACATCGGCACCATGATCAGCCAATATTTTCACAACATCTAATTGCCCATATTGTGATGCCCACTCCATAGCGGAACCATAATCGGCATGAACATTGGCGCCTTTAGAAATTAAAAATCGTACAACTTCTGAATGTCCTTTTTTTGATGAAAATCTTAATGCATGATCATCGCCAATACGAATATTAGCTCCTTGATGAATTAAATATTCGAAAGTAGAAACATCACTTAAATTATATCTTTTTCCAAAAATAATTTTATTTGATCTCCATTTGTTATTTTTATCTTTAACAATTTTAAAATCGGGATCATCTAATGGTACCGTTATTTCTCTTAAATAAACACCATAGTCTAAAAAATCCAAAATATGTTGAGCATCAGTAAAATAAAGACCACCGCGAACACATGAAGCATTAGGATCATCATTGGATTCCTCTTTTAATACATTTAAACCATCATAATATTGGAATCGGTGATGATTTTCTTCTGCGTTGGTTATTTTGAAATATAGTCGGGAGACATTGTTCGAAGATTTATTAGAATCCATTTTTTTAGAATAATTATTAACTTAATTCAGTAGAATCAAGTTAATAATTAATCAATTTTTTCAACCAACAATTAAATATTAGCTTCATTTTTAATTAAAATTCACATCTTTTACTACACTATTATTTTAGCAACTTCCATCTTTGCCGCATAATTAGTATTAGCACCATTAGAAATTAAAAATTTAACAATTTCTAAATGACCATTTATTGATGCGTATCTTATAGCAGAATCATTTTTGGCATGAATATTAGCACCATGTTCAATAACAGATTTTACAATATCAAAATATCCATTTCTTGATGCGGATCTTAATATATAATCATCATCAACACGAATGTCGGCTCCATTATCAATCAAAAATTTCACAATATCCGAATGTCCATTTTCTGATGCCGCTTGTATAGCAGAATCACAATCAGCATGAATATCAGCTCCATTATCAATCAAAAGTTTAACGACTTCCAAATGTCCATTATCTGATGCTATCTGCAGAGCATAATCATTATCGGTATGAATATCGGCTCCATTATCAATCAGAAGTTTTACAATGTCTAAATATCCATTTTCTGATGCTAGTTGTATAGCATAGTCATTATCAGCATGAATATTAACACCATTATCAATCAAAAGTTTTACAATTTCTAGATGTCCACGTTTTGATGCGCCTATTATAGGATGATCATAATTAATGCTGTGAATATTAGCACCATTGGAAATTAAAAATCGAACAACTTCCAAATACCCTTTTTTTGATGCATATATTAGTGCTCTACTACCAGCATGAATATTTGTTCCTTGATTAAGTAGATATTCAAATGTGGAAACATCACTTAAATTATATCTCTTGCCTAAAATAAGTTTATTTGCTCTCCATTTATCATTATTTTTAACCATTCTAAAACTAGCATCATTTGTTGGTAACGTAACTTCTCTTAAATAAATGCCATATTCTAAAAATTCTAAAATATGCTCAGCATCGGAAAAATAAAGACCACCAGCAACACATGAAACATATGGATCACTATTGAACACACCGATTAGTACATTCAAACCATCATAATATTGAAATCCGCGATGATTTTCTTCTGCGTTCGTTATTTTGAAATACATTTGAGAGACGTTATTCGAAGATTTGCATAAATCTGAAGAATTCATTTTATCAGAATCCATTGTGGGAATAATTATTAACTTAATTCGATTGAATTAAGTTAATAATTAATCAATTTTTTTTAATTAAAAATTGGGTAACATTTTTAATATCCATTGTGTGTAATTATCACCATCATAAATATTAGCACCACATGAAATTAAATATTGAACAACATCTAAATGTCCATTCTCGGATGCTATTTTTACGGCAAAATTTTGTTCAGCATGAATATCGGCTCCAGCTTCAACCAAAACTTTTACCACATCTAAATGCCCATTTGCTGATGCCCATTTTATAGCATAATTATCTTTGGCATGAACCATAGCACTATTGGAAATTAATAATTGGACAATTTCCAAATACCCATTTGCCGAAGCGTATCTTATTGAATAATTATCTTTGGCGCGAGTATTGGCACCTTCCGAAATTAAAAATTTGACAATTTCTAAATGCCTATTTGTACATGCCCATCTAATCGCACAATTATCAGCAGCAAGAATATCTGCTCCATTATCGATTAAATATTCAAATGTAGAAACATCACATAAATTACGTTTTTTTCCTAAAATAATTTTATTCGCGCTCCATTTATTGTCACCATCTTGAACCATTTTAAAATCAGGATCATCAGTGGGCAAAATGACTTCCCGCAAATAAACACCAAATTCTAAAAATTCCAAAATATGATCAATATCAGTGAAATAAAGACCATTCGGAAAATAGCAATTATTATAAATACACATATTATTTGGATTATCATTGAATTCGTCTATTAACTCATTTAATCCATTATAATATTGGAATTCATGATGTTTTTCTTTTTTATTTGTTATTTTGAAATATAGTTTCTGGGAATTCATTTCAAGAATAATTATTAGTTTAATATGGATGAATTAAACCAATAATTAATCAATTTTTTAAATAAAATTGAAAATTAGAATATAATAAGGATTCATTAATTCAACCTAAATAGTAAGCCTCATCATGTCGTATTATAGAAAAGATAATCCAGGGCTATTATATTTGAAAGAAAAAATAATAGCCGAAATGAAATGTGATAAAAAAAGAGCAAAACAAGTTCACCAAATATCGTCTATGGATGATATGGAGCCATTTGTGGGAAAAATAATTTGTTTTCGCACTGATAAATTAGAACACAAACCGGCAATTCATTTTGTCACTAAAGGAAGAAGATATGCATATATCGAAAAAAATAATATCGGTGGAAATATTATATTTTCATTATTACTAAACAATTCACCAAGAAGCGAATTTTTAAAAAAATATAATTACGATATACGCAGCGATAATGTAACAAAATGGGATTTATCTGTTCGTTCAGTGGAATTATGTGAAGCCAACAAAATTAAAAATTTAATCATAGAAAACAAGGTCTTTTTTTTGAATAATACTGATGCTGAAAAAAAATGGTGTGATTATTTTGATGATTTAAAAAAAAATTATGTTGATTACTTGGAACAAAGATGTTATAAATGTAACAACTTATTAGAATAATTATTGATTGGGTCACTAATAATTTATTTATTGTGTTAATAAATAAATTATTGTATTATTGTCTAGATTCGAGATTTTGAACTGCTGGCAGAGATTGATATGCGCAAGTGTTTTCCATTAGTTTCATTTCAACAGGTTCTAGAAATCTAAAACAATTGGTTTTCTTTTTTGCGGATGCTGCGTATTTACATACAAGAGAATCACGTTCGGCTATTATTTTTAAATTGTCTATTGGTGTATATTCAACATTGTTTATAAATGATATATTACCAACATTTTTTCTATTAGGATGTTGGCCAATTGGAGTTTTGCACTGTTCGCTCATACAATAGCACCAATTTTCCGATTCGGCGTAAGGATATGGCACACAATTATTACCAACTGATGAAACATATTTGATTATTTTCTCATCAGTCATAAATTCAAATACAACTGTACCGATATGTACATAATGAAATTTATCATCATTCTGATTCAACGGATTGATTCGCAATAATATACTATTACCATTCCATTTATCACCATAACCACCACTAAAAGTTGTCATTTCATTAACTTTACTTTTTCCAATAAAAATTTCTATTGGTTCGTATTCACTAATTAATTTATTAAAAAATTTTTTATCATCAGTATTGTCATCATCATCATCGGAGTCTGATATTATACGTGGTGTTCTACCATAAATATGTGCTTTATTTTTTAATTCATTGATGGGTACCACAAATCCAATACTGTAATTGTCCAATGTGGAATAACATTTCCAACCAACATATATATCATCAAACATGATTCGTTTATCATTGGTAAATTCCGATACATTAGGATTACACATTGTACTTAAAACTCGCTTACGAAAATTTTCGTAAAAATGCTTGAAAAAATCTTCCAATGTTTCATCGTTTTCATTATTTTCATTAAATTCTTCGAGCATTTGTTCTAATAATGACAACCAGCCATTTTCTTTTGTTGGAATACTAAATAGTTTCTCTGTGAATTTATTGAATCCACAATATTTGTGATACATATTGTTATCATTATTTGTTAATGGTAACATGCCTATTTTTTGATATAATCTCACCATATTTTCTTCGGAATCGGAATCGGGTACCCATTTTATAAAATTAACAACACGATTCGGATCTAATTCATTCATATTCAGATATTTTGGTTGGTCCATTAATTTACTATTTTCGAATATGTTTATTGGTGGTTATTCGGATATAATATTGTTAAGCTTATACTTTTTCAATTTTTCTTTTGTATTTAATATTAGCACTATGTTCGCTAATTAACTTCACAATATCTGAATGATTATTTTTTGATGCATATCTTAAAGCATAATTATTATTGGCATGAATATTAGCACCATGACTAATTAGAAGTTTAACAACTTCCAAATGCCCATATTCTGATGCCCACAACACAGCAATATTTCCATTGGCATAAATATTAGCACCATTTTCAATCAAAGTTTTGACAACTTCCAAGTGTCCATTTTTTGATGCCCATCTCAGTGCATAATCATTTTCGGCATGAATATTTGCACTATGGAAAATTAATAATTTAACTACTTCTAAATGTCCTTTTTCGGCTGCTAATCTTAACGCATAATCATTATTGGCACGAATATGGGCTCCATGAATAATTAAAAAATTTATTACATCTAAATGTCCATTTTCTGATGCTGCTCTTATCGCAAAATTATTTTCGGCGTAAATATTGACACGTCTTAAAATTAAAAATTTAACAATATTATAATGTCCTTTTGCCGATGCCCATCTCACTGCAGAATTATTATCAATATAAATATCCGCTCCCTGATCTATTAAATATTTAAATGTTGTGACATCATCTAAATTATATTTTTTTCCTAATATTATCTTATTCGCTCTCCATTTATTATTTTTATCTTTAACTATTTTAAAATCAGGATCATTTGTTGGTAATGTAATTTCTCTTAAATAAATACCATAATCCAAAAATTCAAAAATATGTTTAGCATCAGTAAAATAAAATCCACCAGCAACACAACTAGCTTTGGGATCATCATTGAATTCTTCTTTTAATACATTCAAACCATCATAATATTGGAATCCATTATGTTTTTCTATTGCATTTGTTATTTTAAAATATAATTTATTGGAATTCATTATAAGATTAATTATTAATTTAATTGGATTAAATTAATAATTAATCAATTTTTCAATTAATTTTAGCTCCATGTTCAATCAAAACTTTAACAATTTCTAAATGTCCATATTTTAATGCTAATCTTACAGCAGTATCATTATCGGCATGAATATTAGCATTTTTGGAAATTAAATATTTGACAACTTCTAAATGACCATTTTTCGATGCGCTTTTAATGGCAAAATCATTTTCAACATGAATATTGCATCCATGTTCAATCAAGATTTTTACAATACCTAAATGTCCATTTGTTGATGCCCATTCTAATATCGAATTATTTCCAACACGAATATTAGCCCACATTCAATCAAAAAATTTATAACATCCAAATAGTTATTAATTGCTGCACGTCTTAAAATATAATTATTATCAACATGAATATCAGCACCATTGGAAATTAATAATCGAATTACTTTTAAATGTCCTTTTTCAGATGCTCTTTTTAAAGCATCATCATTTTTAGCACGAATATCGGCATCTTTTGAAATTAAAAATTGAATAACGTCTAAATGTCCATTTTCTGACGCCCACCTTACTGCATAATCATTTTTAGTATGGACATCCACACCCTGATTAATTAGATATTCAAATGTAGAAACATCTATTAAATTATATCTTTTTCCTAATATTATTTTATTAGCTCTCCATTTATTATTTTTATCTTGTACTATTTTAAAATCAGGATCATTTATTGGTAATGTAATTTTCCTTAAATAAATACCGTAGCTTAAAAATTTAAAAATATGTTTAGCATCAGTGAAATAAAACCCACCAGCAACACAGTTAGCATGTGGATCATCATTGAATTCTTCTTTTAATACATTCAAACCATCATAATATTGGAATTTATGATGCTTTTCTTTCGCATTTGTTATTTTGAAATATAATTTATTGGAATCCATTTTGTAAATAATTATTAAGTTAATATACTTGTATTAAATTAATGATTAATCAATTTTTTAACAATTAATCAGTATCAGTATCATCATCGTCAGTATCATCATCGTCAGTATCATCGTCATCAGTATCAGTATCATCATTGCCATCACCCGTATCATCATCATCATTGTCAGTGTCATCGTCATCATCATCGGTATCATCGTCATCAGTATCATCCTCCACGAATTCTCCTAATTTTGCACCATTTATCAATAATAGTTCGATTATTTCCGAATCAATACTTTGATTCATTACAGCGAAATCCAATGGGTATGTTTTTGACTATTAAGTTTATTAATTTTAGAACCATAATCAATCAACAATTTTACTGTTTCAATATTACCATATTCACCAACAGCAGAGTGTAATGGAATATTTTTATTCATTGTGGCATAATCGACACTTACACCATTTTCCAATAACAAACTAATTAATTCGATATTATTTGATTTGGGATTTTCCAAGGCAATGAGTAAAAGACTATCTCTGTGCATTAAACAATGATGAATATCGGCATTATAATCCAATAACAATTTTATTAATTCAATATCGGCATTATAAACAGCTAAAAATAAAGCTGTACAACTGGTATCAGTAGATTTATTTGGTTTTGCATTATTTTCCAATAATAATTTTATTATTTCAATATCATTACCATAATTAATGGCATACATTAAAGGATTCCACCATTCATCAAGATAATTTATTTCATTAATATTTGCTCCGTTTGCTAATAATAATTCGATAGTATCAAATTTGTTATCAATAATTGGACATTCAATAGCACGCATTAAAGCAGTATGTCCTTCTTCATCTGTTTCATCAATATCATCAATATTGTCAAAATCGAAATTTTTTAATGTTATGATTTGGTGATTATTTCTAAAATTAGTCTTTTTTAATTTTGCACAGGGTGTATTTAAAAATACACAAGCGCATATTTTTAATTCGGAATTATTATTTGGTTCAATTGTTGTCATATTTGATTTGTAATACTATGATATATTTAATAAGTGCCTAAATATATTTTTTATCAATATTTTATTAACAGACATTATTTAAAAAAATTGATTTTTTGAATATATTGCTTCGCCCAAATGTATATTTGATTTAATAATTCGATTTTAGCGAACACCATACTAAAAAAAATGTCGGAAACGGGATCCTCAGTATCAGGAACAAGCGAAATTATCAAAACTTCAGAAACAGTCAGCAAAGATGGAACAAAAATCATTGAGCGTTTCAATATCGTCAGAAATTGGGGCAAAATGAGCCGAAAGAGTAAATGGTCAATTCTTGGTTACGGTTTAGGATTTGTAACAACCATGAGTTTTTACACTTATAATGATGGAAAAAAAGCATTGTTGCGTAAAAGATTGGATGATTCGAAAAGTAATCAATTCAAAGATTACGATACCATAGTCAAAGAAGAATGGATAACAGTAAAAGATGGATGCCAACAAAATACATTCGATAATTTTTGTAGCTCTTTGTTTTTCCCGATTACGATTCTGAGTGAAACATTCCCATCTATTGTAATGTGGATGAATAGTAGTCCCACAAAATACAAAGAACTAAAGAACTAAAGAACTCTAGATAATGAAAATTTGGTTAGATTTTGTTTTTTTAACTAATAATTTAAATTATTAACTAAAAAAAATATGTATAATATTTTTCTCGATGGAATATATTATGAATTAATCAATATGATATTCGATTTCGTTTGTGTCAGGATCAATATTAATGTGATATTTATTGTTTAAAGTACATAACCATTTGGCAACTTCAAAATATCCATCTATACAAGCAGATATAAATGCATCATTATTATTAGCATGGATATCAATTGGAGAATTAATTTTTTTTCCTAAATGATACAACCATTTAGCAACTTTTAAATGTCCAACACCACAAGCCGATGTAAATGCCCATTCATCATCAGCATGAATATCAATGGGAGAATTAATTTCTACTCCTAAATGATACAACCATTTGGCGACTTTTAAATGTCCATTATTACAAGACTTTCTAAATGCGCATTCATTATTAGAATGAATATCAATGGGAGAATTAATTTCTGCTCCTAAATGATACAACCATTTGACGACTTTCAAATATCCAGCACTACAGGCCAAATCAAATGCATCATCTACACGGGCATGTATATCAATAGGAGAATTAATTTCTGCTCCCAAACGATATAACCATTTAGCGATTTTTAAATGTCCAGCTGCACAAGTCAATATAAATACATCTTCATGATTTTTATGAATATTAATGGGAGAATTCATTTCTGCTCCTAAATGATACAACCATTTGGCGATTTCCAAATGTCCATAGTTACAAGTCCATCTGAATGCATACTCATTATCAGCGTGAATATTAATAGGAGAATTTAGGTCAGTCCCTAAATAATATAACCATTTGGCAACTTCCAAATGTCCATACGAACAAGTTGATTTGAATGCTAATTCACTCTTGGCATGTATATTAATGGGAGAATTCATATCGATTCCTAAACAATGTAACCATTTGGCAACTTCCAAATGCCCATTCGTACAAGTCCATACAAATGCGGATTCATTCTTAATATGAATATTAATAGGAGAATTAAGTTCTTTTCCTAAATAATGTAACCATTTAGCGACTCCTAAATGTCCGTTTTCGCAAGCCAATCTAAATGCTAATTCCTTTCTGGTATGAATATTAATTAGGTATTTTTGTTGCAAATATTTGGCTACTAATATATGGTTATCTTCACATGCTTCCTGAAAATTGTTTTCTTTTGATTCTGTCATGCGGTAACTTTTTAATGGATCCAAATAAAATTTTTTTAATGCTGTATATATTTTATCATTGGTAACAATTTCATGATAATATTTACTCACCAAAGATAATTGTTTAAAATCTATTATCGGATCCAAATAACCAATAATTTGGTATTCAATTTCGGCTGTTGGAAATATGTAATCCATTTCGCTCACTAATGTTAATAATTGTTAAAATTAATTCGTTATATAAATAACAAATCAATTTTAATTTATGATATTCAATTTGTGTATTATTAGTATAGCAATGAGCAAATATTTAGCTAATAAAAAAATTTGGTTGGATAGAATAAATCAATTAGCATACGAGGGACGATTTGAAGAAGCCCATAAATTAATTGATGATGGTCTTAAAAAAAATTTTAAATTGACAAATACAGATGCGTCCGAGATATTAGAAAGTGTTAGTGTTGATGTCAGATACTGGTTTGTAAAACTATTAATAGATCTTGGTGGCGAATTTCCTGATTTTGTAATAGAATTCGCAAAAGGAGTTTTGGAGGATAAAAAATCAGGAGCTTACTTGACATGGAGTAAAATTCCGGATGCTATCGAAGGATTTGAGTTTGTAATTAAAACTGCTGGACAAAAAAAGAAAAAATTGTCTGATAAATCCAAACATCAAATTGGCCAAAATTCAAAGAATTCCAATGTATACAAATATTTAAAATATAAACATAAGTACAAACAATTAAAAAAAAAATTGAAATCACGATCATCAAACAATTCGATTTATGATTTATTGTTGTGATGTATCATTTACAATGCTACTTTCACAAGCATTATCGAATCCCAAATGTATTAATAAATATCCACCAAACATGAATACTGGTCCGGAATTTTTAGGGCTCAAATTCCGCGTCCATGATTTTAATTATTTTATAAATTATTATAGTGCTGATAATGTTACGATTATAAAATGTATCCATGTGGATGAAGACAATGAATGGAATTTACGGCTAGATAATAATGCATTATCTAATGTTCATCCACGATTTGATATTACGTATTCGCCTAAAATAATTTTTGAATTATTTGGCCAATATACAATTGATACATTAAATCCATTGCATATTTTTAAATTTCCAAAAAAAGTTAAAACAAATATTCACATTCAATTTATCGCCAAGTTGCCCTATGGTATGTCAGACGTTAAATTATTTATATTGGATGCTGTGGATTAAGAATAGTATATTATAATTTAACTAATTATAATATAGTTAATCAAATGACTCAAATGAATCAAAAAATCAAGAATTCTATCAATCTTAATGGTTTTTCATTAGTCAAAAATTATTTAACCGAAAACGAAGAAGTCGATTTAATAAATCAAATTAATAATAAAGTATGGATAAAAGATTATCAAAGAAATCTGCAATATTATAATTATCGAAATGAACTTTTTGAACCGTATGATTTGATACCAATACCTAATAAAATACCAGATTTTCTCCAAAAATTAATTGATAAGATGATATTAGATGGTGTTGTAACAGAACGCCCAGACCAAATTATTATTAATGAATATAAACCGGGTGAAGGCTTAAAACCCCATTTTGATAGAAAAGATTATTATCAAAATACTATTGTTGGTATCAGTTTAGAATCAGGTACTGTAATAGAATTTTATAAAATTCCCGAAAAAAAGAAAATATATATTCCAAGAAGATCTTTATATATTTTGAAAGACGATGCCAGATATTTATGGAAACATGGTATACCAGCAAGAAAAAAAGACGTTGTTGATAATAAAGAAATACCAAGACAAACACGAATATCAATAACTTTTAGAAATGTCATCAAGGAAAAAGTAAAACATGATAATATAGCTTATCCGTCAAGGTTTCCACTTAAAAATTGAATATTTAATATTTTGATGCATAATATGTATTGAATAATTTATTTTTGTGAAATGGCAATCATTTATGTTTTAAAATTAAACCATGGTAAATATTATGTAGACCAAACTAATGGCGATTTGGAGGAAGAATTCCAAAAACATGCCAATAATAAAAATTGTTATGATTGGGTTTGGATGTTTAAACCACTGGAGATTATTGAAACATTTGAAAATACAGATAAAAACGAGGATGAAATTACTAAAATATATATGAAAAAATACAGCATCCATAATGTTAGAGGCGGATCATATAAATCGTACCGTTTAGAGGATCATCACATGAAAGCTTTAAAAGAGGCAGTTTGTTCTACCAAAGATTTTAGATGTCAATATGCTGGTTGCTGGCCCGAAAAATGTGGAATGGTAGATTTTTTTGGTATTGCAATTGAATTGAGTCATGATTATGTTTGGTTTTGTAATAATTGCGACAAAAAATTGCTGACAAAAACTGATACTGAAAATCATCAATGTGATAATTAATAAAAATATTTTATCAATAAATTTATGAATAAAATATTTAGTTTTTAATACTCTTTAAACTAACAATATGGTTACATAGTGTTTCTATTAGTTTGTGATTGTTTAAATTAGTTACTCTAACCTGCAATTTATAAGTGGGATCATCATATGCTAATTGTATTATTTCATTATTGTTGGGTTGATTTTGATGGTTGATTTTGGTATCACAATCCGTTTCAATTTTCCCATTATCCCAAATTGATGTATTATATTCAGACGTGCTTGTTTCATATTTTTTAAATTTGTTTTTGTTGATTTTAGTATTAGTTGTATTCTTTTTGCAACGAGTACGAATAAGTTTATCTTCATTAGCAAAATAATCGACCATATAATCCGTATCCGGACATTCCTTATTTTCGTTAGTAAAATAATCATACAAATAATCAGTGTCAAGTGATTTTTTATTCCATAATGGATCATAATATTTTGTGTGGAAATCCTGAAATTCTTTTGATCCAAACATAAAACTGCATTCTTTGGCTTTGAACCAAAAAACTTTTTCTTGAATATTATCACACGGATTTCTATTATCTATTACCATAGCGCGATAATCTTTTGTGCATTCATCGAATACTTTTTCAAAGCTATCAAATGTTGGAAACATTCCGGCATAGTTATTCCATAATTTTTTTTTATTGATCATTGAATCATCCCTTAATAAAAAGATATAATCAAAATTAGCTCTCATATCTGGTGTAATACCCAATGGTGTTTGCATGGTTACCATCGTGGTCAATTGATAATGTCGACCATTCATTAATATTTCCATTATATTCTCGTCTTTGGTCCATGATTTTTTTTTTGGCAAATTATCATCCATTACTGTTACCGCTGATGGATCAATTTCATTTTCACTATTTTTTGCTCGGTCAATCATCATTGCTTGTCTTAAAAGAATTTTTTTAAGTGTAATATCTTTGGTATCATAATGTATATACAAATCTGGAAAAAGATGTTTATAAAAAGAGTTCATTCGATCAGTTGGTGAAATAACCAAACCAGCTGGAATATTTTTGTAATGATTCAAAATTTCTCTTACAATGAAACTTTTACCGGAACTACGTCTGGCAATAATTAATATAGACGGATTCTGAACCATTTGGTCCAAATTAAATTTGTTTATAGAAAACTTGTTATAATCCATTAGTATATATTTTTATACTATGATTATTTTTATAACATGTACGCAATAGCATCTTTGGATTGTATAACAAAAAAAATTGAAAATATTCATATGTTAAAAAGTGCATTACCTAATATCTAATAACTAATTGGAATTGTAACCAATAAAAAAAAATAAAAAATGGGAGAATATTGTCGTAATCCCAATAATCCAAATAATTATCATTGTCGCAAGCTAGGAAAAATATTAACTGCTAGTCATCGTACTGGACGCATGAAAGAATGGGAAACTGGACACCATGTGGGTAGCCTTTTATATTCGGAAGACAATGTAACTATTATTCGCACAAGACGTTAATTTGAAAAACTTTGTGAAAGACCAAAAGTAGAAGAATACGTGGATGATCTTGTTCAACCAGATATTAATCAGAGAATACCAATTCTCACCCAATATTGTAGTAATAAATCTAACTATCATTGCAGAAGTTTGGAAAGAGTATATCTCCACGCGGCGAATAAACACAGATGTTCTCGTCATAAATTATTTAATGATGTTACAACAAATCATATTCGTTGTATGGGTATTCATGACGACAGGAAAATATGTGATCATGATGACATTGAATATCATTTAGTTGGATTATTAGATAATCATGAACTTTATGATGTTATTGATAGAGCGTTAAACCAAGCACACAAATTTTATGATGAACTTTGCGAAACATCTATTAATGATACAAAAAAAAGAAAGCAATTAAATGATACAAAAAAATTTGCATCATTTAATATATTTATAAATAATAATACTTGTACAATAATATTACTTATTTTTGGTTGATTTACATGTTTTCAAATTTTCAATTGTTGCTTTAATTTTTTGTTTATTTGGTTTCTGGATTATCAATTAGTATTATTTTTTTGTTCGACTTGAGTAATTTTATTAATTCTTCGCAACTTAAATTTTCTATTCCATCCTTACAAAATAAAATTACATTAATTGCTGGGTTTTTATTTGTAGTATTATTATTTTTTTCACTTACCGTATTATTTTGTTTTATGCTTTTGCATGTTTTAAAATGTCTAGTCAAGGAACCTTTTGTACTGAAAGATTTTTTACAATGCGTACATTTACTATTATTTTTTTTATTAGTTTTACTTCCATTAGAACGGTTTGTTTTTCTATTTATATGTTGTCCATAATTTGATTTTTTGTTGAATTTTTTGCCACATTTTTTACATGCGTACATTATGCCTTGATTATTTGAATTTAATTCAGAATCATCATTAAAATTATATTTTTTTATTAAATTTTCTATACATTCAATAATTTTTTCCAATTCTAAACATACCCATTCTGTTTTTTTGTTATTTTCATCATAAATTATAAAATCTTCCAAAATATTAAAAATATCCGCTTCCAAAAAAGCGGCATTTACTGTTGGTTTAAAATAAAATATTACAGGATTAATTAAATAAGTATGATATCTTGACAACAAACGGTTTTTTGGACCCGTATGATATCCCAATTTGTATTTATGTTTTTTTGATTTTTTGCGTGTTGATGTTGCATAAAGTGACCTCATAATATATATTTTTTCGGTATGTTTATATTTTTTAAGTACGTATATGTATTTATATGTGTTAAGGATTTATGGAAAAAAATGTTTTTATTTTTTTATACAATGAGGCTATCAGAATTGGATATATTTCATTTTTTATTAAATTTAAATCAGAAAAAAATTGTTATATATTTCATTTTTTTAAATTTATAAAAAATGAAATATATCCAATTCTGATAGCCTCAATAATAATTTTTTGCCAAATAAACTTTTTTTAACAAAAAATATTGATTATGATATTTTTTAATGAATATTTTATTGTGACATCAATTTATGTTAATAATTGTATTATGCTTAGCTAAAATTTTGACAATACTTAAATGTCTATATTGTGCTGCTATTTTATTGTTAAATTATTATCGGCACTAAGATAATATTATCCGTTTTGGAAATTATAAATTGAACAACCTTTAAAGGAGGTAATATTACCCGCTTTGGAAATTAAAAATTTAGCAACCTCTGAATGACCATATTCTAATGCTAATTTAAGAGCATCATTATTATTGGCATGAATATCGGCTCCATGCTCTGTTAATATTTTTACAACATCTAAATAACCATATTGAGATGCCCATCTTATTGCAAAATCATTTTTAGCATGAATATTGGCACCTTTTGAAATTAAAAATTGAACAACATCTAAATGTCCATAGCATGATGCCAATCGCACTGCATAATTATCATCTGCATGAATATAGGCTCCCTTTGTTATCAAAAATTGAACAACATTTAAGTAACCATTTTTTGATGCATATCTTACTGCATAATTATTACCAGTATGAATATCAGCACCATATGTTGTTAAAATTTTTATGATTTCTAAATGTCCATATTCTGATGCCGATTTTATAGCAGAATTATTATTCTCGCAAATATTAGCATCATGTTTAATTAAAATTTTAATTACATCCAAGTGTCCATTTTTTGATGCATATCGTATTGCATAATCATTAATAGCATGAATATCGCCATTTTTAGAAATTAAAAATCTCACAATTTCTGAATGCCCATGTTCTGATGCCCATCTTATTGCAGAATCATCATTTGCGAGAATATCAACACCATGATCAATTAGATATTGGAATGTAGAAACATCGGCTAAATTATATCTTGCTCCTAAAATAATTTTATTTGCTCTCCATTTATTATTATTATCCTGAACCATCTTAAAATCAGGATCATCTGTTGGCAATGTGACTTCCCTTAAATAAATACCATAATCCAAAAATTCAAAAATATGGTTAACATCGGTAAAGTATTCAGCAAAGCTGCAATACTTAACCTGCCCTTCGGGACAAGGTAAAGTAAAGGCCACTAGCAACACATGAATCTTTAGGATTATCATTAAATTCGTCTTTTAATGTATTTAGTCCATCATAATATTGGAATTTATGATGTTTTTCTTCTGCGTTAGTTATTTTGAAATATAGTTGATGAACGTTATTAGAAGATTTATTAGTGTTCATTTTTTAGAATAATTATTGATTTAATACAAATGGATTAAATTAATAATAAATCAATTTTTTAAATCAATATTTATTCTTACAATGATGTATTGCATCCAAATAGTGCATACAAAAGATATTTGATTATTGAATAATAATAATAAAATTGAAAAAAAAATAACCTATGATATTCTTCATATTTATCTTATTATCAGGGTAGTAAATCCATATAAAAGTATATAAATTTATTTATTATAATTGCAATAATGAGATCCAAAGAAATTCTCAAATTACTTAAAGTTTCAAGAGTTACTTTATCATCTTACGTTAAA